ACAGCGGTCGCGGCCTCCTCGGCTTTCACTTCCTCGGCCTCAACGGCGGGAGCTTCGGCGGGTTCGGATTTGTCGGCGGCGATGGCCGAAATGACTTCCTCAAGTTTTGCAGAAAGAGCCTCGAAGGCGGCTTTGGCATCAAACTGAGCCTCGTTGTTTTCGATAGACACGTCGGTCATGCCCTCCGCGCTGGTGTCAACTGGATGCTTGAAATCTTTGTGCATCCGATCCAACGGCTCGGTGCCGGCGCGGAAAACGCCCTCTTTGTTTGCGGCTGGTCGGCTTACCAGGTCTACGCTGACCAAATTTTCGACGCGGGCAAAACGGCGGTCGCCCACTTCTTCGGGCTTGCCGCTGAAAGCCATGCTGAATCCAACGCGGCCAGGCGCTTTACTCAGGATCTCGGCGTAGAACTCGGCCTGTGGGTGAGCCGAAAGCAGTTCCAAATCGGCTCGCAGTTGGTCTTCCTCGATGCGGAAGTTGCTGAGCAGGCCGATGAGCGAATCAATCGACTCGTCGTGATCCACGAAAACCTTGACCGGGGAACCGGCCACGCCAGCCTGCTCCGCCTGAAGTAGGGTGGTATCGTCCACGAACATTTCGTGGCCGAGCGCAGGGCCGACTGTTGCTACGCTGATTCCTTCAAACTTGAGTGCCGCCATACTTGGGCGGCGTCATGTCAAGCGTCGGGCTTGGGATCAGACTTCTTGCGCTTGTAAATCCGTTTCTTTTTGCGGGCGCGTTCCGAAAACTCTGCGGCTTGCGGCTCCGGGGTGGAGGCGGGCGGAGTTGAACCGCCGTCCCCTGTTTCCGTAGGCACAGGGTCGATGACCGTCGCCCCCTCGGTGCGCTCGACACCGACCACCACGCCGAGCTCGGCGGCGAACTGACGTTCGGCAGCGATTTCCTGCATGGCGGTTTTCCAGTCGAGCCCCTGCTCGCCAAAGAAATCGGCCAAGGTCATCAAGCCCGCCTTCACATCGTCGCGGCGGGCGGCGGCTTCGCGGCCTACGTCCACGGTGATCGAGCGCGGGGTCTGCCAGTGGACGCTGCGCCAGTTCGGATTCATGGGCAACTGCCCGCTGCGAACAGCGTTGGCTATCGCGTAATTCCAAAGCTTGCCAAGGAAGGAGGAGATAAGAACGTCTTGCCGGGCGGCAAAGGCGCGGGCGGCTTTCTGAATGATGAAACGCTGGGCCACACCGCCGACAGCGGAGGTGTCCCAGATAAACTCATAAGGCAGGCCGAGGCCGAGCGCGGCGGCGCGGATATATTGCTCCAGATGCGCGTCCAACTTTTCGTTGGGCCGATTCATCATAAACGACTCGATGCGCTCGGTGGCCTTCAGTCGCGGGATCATGCCGCCGCCGAAAACTGTTTCGCGGGTCAGGCTTTCGCCTGTGCTCTTGGACAAGTCGCCAAAGAATCCTTCGGCCCCCACCCCGCCCTGCGCGTTCTGAACGACAAGGCCGATGCTGCTGCCGATTTTCGCGGCCTGCATCTCAAAGCGGAGGAGTTCGTCGCGGTCGAGTAGGTTGTTGAGCGCCACGGCCACGGCGGGATACCCGCGCACTTGGTCGGGACGCTCGGGCTCGTAAACGTGCAGCATCAGATCCGCCTGGATGCGGCGGCTGGTGCGCTGGCTGAAGTTGTCGCCCTCGACCACATGATAAGCGAGCGGGCGCGCAAAGCGGTCGAGCGTCACGCCGTCCACGATTTCGTCCATCTTGTCGGGCGGGTTGGCGACTCGGTGCGACTCGACAATTTGCACGGCGGGCATCCCGTCGCGCTTGTTGGTCAGGACGCAGAAAATCTCGCCGTCGCGGTCTACGGCTTCGGACACCAGCACTTGCAGCCGGCGCATATCGTGGCGTCCGCTGATTTCGGGCGACTTGCTCCACTCATCCCACCACGCTTCGGCGGCATCGTCCCAAGACTGATCGCCGCTGTTGGCCTGCGGAGCGATACCGCTGCCGACCGAATAGGTGGCCTTGTCGCGGATGGCCGAGCGGACGATGGCGTTGTTGTAGAAAAGTTTGCGAGAAAGGCCGAGGAGCCGGGTGCGGTCGCCGTTGCTGATGTCTACCTTGGAGTCCTGCGCTTGCGACCAAACCCAAGAGCGTTCTTCTGGTCGCCAGTTGGCCGCTTCCACCATGCGGGAAAAGCCAAATTGTTTGGCGAGCTTGTCGATCAGTTTTGCCATGTCAGTAGGTGCCGTATTGAGCGCGGCTGCATCTGTTGTTGCCGATCTTGCCTGCGTTGATGGCGAGGGCCGTCTCGATGAGGCCGAGCATTTCCCAGGCGTTGTAGGTTTGCTGAAGCGTTACGGAGCGCCCGCCCACGCTGCTTGACACCACGAACGCCTGTGACGCGCCTCCCGCGACGATCTGCGATTTGCAGGCCGTCTTTAAGTCGGACAGTTCCTCAGAAGAAAAGCATGAGGCGAGAATCGCCGCGTCGGTCATGCCCTCGCGGGCTGTGTCAAGAGTCCGACTTCTTGCGCTTGGCCCACCGAGCCATTACGGCAGCGCGGGCTTGTTTGCTAGTCCGGGCTTTTGTCGCCCCTGTTGTTTTGCCGCCCTTGCTTCCGGCTGCGCGGGTGTCCACATAGCTTGCTGGCAAGGGCTTTTTGCAGTTCGGGCACTTCACGCCCTCCATTCTAGGGCGCATCGTTGCCGATCTCAATGGGAAGCTCTAGTTGAGGATCGGCGCTTTTGATGCGGGCAAGCTGCACCGTGTGCGCGTGACGAAGGATGATTGAGGTCAAACTAAGCGCCGCGTCGATGTCGTAGTCGGTTGCCGCATTAAAATTGGCGGCAATCTCTAGAATGTTGACTTTGCTCATGCGTCACCAAAATACGCAAGCAGCTTGCGTTGGCAAGGAAAATCTGGGTTTTACTCTGTTGGCGCGTTGGTCGCGCGGAACTGCGCCATGATCGAATCGACCAGAACCAGGGCCATCTTTTCGCAGTCGGCAAGGTGGTTCGGCCCCAGCCTTTGCCACTTTGCCTCGCCGTCTTTCTCAATCAGTGCCTCGCCTTGAAGCTGCCCAACGTAGTCTTTTGCAATGTCTCGCGGCAGATGCCACCGGCCACGCCCGTCGCGCAGGATGTCGTGATACAGTCTTGCCTGCCAAAAGTGCGCGTCGAATTGCACCGCCCACAGGACCGAGCCGCCCGACACGATTTGCTGGAACTTGTAGGGCTCGCGCAATCCCTGGCTAACGGTTCGCCCCTTGGCCGCGACAAAGAGCCCGCCTGACTTGGCAACAAAGTCGTAGACGCCTGCCGGGGTCTTGGCCGCGTAGCCCGCGTCTACGATGCCGCGATAGCATTTGTAGTGCTTAAACTTGTCCATGATGCCGTCCCATCCGACCATTGCGCCGTAGTCGAGAAGGTAACTGCTGCCGTCTTCATGGAGCTCGCGGACGATCCACCACATCTCGGTCTGCTGAACGTCGATGGACATAAGCCTGCCGATCACCTTGCCTTCTGGCGCGGCCCCCATTGTGTAACGCGGCGAAGCATCCACGCGGTCACGGATCATTTGCGTAGTAATAAGTGCCCCGTCAGGTTTCCACGGCAGGGCCAGTTCGCGGTTGTTAAAATCTTGCAGCCCTCCGGGGGCATCGCGGTCTTGCAGGAACTTTACGGCCAAGTCAGACCACCGCCGCCAAGGCGCGTAGAGGGAGGAAAGGTGATAGCTTCGCCGCCCCGGCTCGGCGGCAAGCTCGGTCGCCCGCCATTCGCCGCGTTCAAGCATGACCGGCTTGTCGGCCTCGGTGTGAGCGTGACCGCAGGCAGGGCAAACGCATCGCGCCGACTCGGAGACTTTTTCCATGTTCCAGCCCTCGTCCTGTTTGGCCGTCTCGTCCCAGCGAATGTGTTCCCATTCCAAGGCCCAAGATTCCTCGCACCCAAGGCAGGGCACGAAGTATTTGCGCTGGTCGCCCTTGATCCATTCCGTCCAGATCGCCCCGTCTTCGTAGGTCGGGGTCGAGGTCGTGACGATGATGTGTTTCGGGTAAGTCGCCACGCGAGCCTCGGCAAGTTGCAACGGCGCGGACTCTTTGCCGCCCTTGGCTGGGAATTTGTCCAATTCGTCCATGCACAGAGCGGCAATCGAGCGCGAGGAAAGCGAAGCCGGCGAGTTGCTGCCCGTGAACCACACGCTCATGCGGTCAAAGTGTTGTTCAAGGAGTCGATACTTGTCGGGGTCGGACTGCTTGTGCCGCGCCAATGTTGGGTTCTGATCTATGAGCGGCATCCATCGCGTCTCAGAAAATGACCGCGCCAAGTGCGTCGAAGGCATAACCCAAAGACACGGGGCAGGATTTACGTCGAGCTTGTAAGCCATGCCCACGATGATGGCCGTGGTCTTGCTCGTCTGCGCGCCCCACACCAAAGCCAACCGACGCACCCTATCGTCCGCAAAGCACTCCAACACTTCGCGCACATACGGAGTGCGCGCCGTGGAATAGGTGCCGGGCAAATTGGTGATTCGCTCGGACAGCTTAAGATTGTTCTCAGCCCACGCCACTACGCCGGGCTTCGGAGGTTTCTC